AAGGAGCTAACAAGATGCAAAAATATTATCTATCTGTGAGCGGTGATGGTGATGTAACAAGTAATCCTATAGCTCGCGAGAATTTAGCTCTATCTTTGGGTGAAATGACGGACGAGCAATTTGCTGCTCAAGGCTATCAACCGGTTTTAAACAACCCTCCGACTCTTACAGAGGGGCAGAGATGTCAGATTAATGGCTGGATTAAAAACGGCGACGGTGATTATGAATGGAATTATGAGGTCATAGACCTTGACCAAAATTACCTGACTAATCTTCACATTCGGCATCAGCGAGATATTTTGCTGAATGACACAGATTGGTCCATGTTACCTGACAGCCCACTGTCTGCCGACGATAAGGCTGCTTATGAAACCTACCGTCAGGCTCTCAGAGATTTGCCTTCAGTGTACCCAGAGGTAAAAAGCCCTGATGATGTGACGTGGCCGACTGCGCCATGGGCTTATGAGGAAGCTGCGATCCCCGAGGAGGAAAGTGATTCCGAGGAGGAAAGTGATCCCGAATGAGGACATATTATCGATGGCTTGATGAAGTTCTCACGGATGAGGAATGTGAAGAAATCATTCGTTTCGGGACTACAAATTTAGAAACTGCGTCTACACATGGAGAGAAAGTAGGAAACAGGGTACAGAAAATTGCTAGCTGGCTAAAAAGGAAAAGCCAAGTCAGTTGGGTTGACGCAGGTAGTGACCTAGATCCATTGATGGGCCGGTTGGTTAGTAACTTGTTGGCTATATCGAGAGACGATTATTTTGTAAATCTCGATTATGTGGAGTCAATTCAGTTTACGCGTTACGGCGGCGGTTTGGCGCGTTATGGCTGGCACACTGACTCATCTGCTAATGGTTTAGCAGCAAGTCGGATTGTGAGTGCGACAGTAGAGTTGTCAGACCCAGACGATTATGTGGGGGGCAACTTAAAAATTAAAATCGGAGGCGCTAACTACGTCGCGGAAAAGAAAAGGGGAAGAATGATTCTTTTTCCTTCTGCGTTCCCGCACAAAATAACGCCGGTATTAACAGGTACAAGACACTCGTTAGTTTTATGGGCTCATACAAAAGAGCCATCGGAAAACCAATGTTAGAGGGCCGCAAGTTAGGGTTTTTTGAAACTCCAGCTTATGCGGGGGAGTGCAAGAACTACGACATTTGTGAGGAGATGTGTGCGCTAGCAGCCGCACATGAAGAGCAGACTAAGAATCTGCGCCTCATATCCGATGGTTGGAATACACGGGCAAGGACTGACGATAAAGAACTGCGGGAGAAGCAGGGAGTAACTTCCCACGGGACAAATGACCGGCTGCATTTGCTCGAAGAATGGGAACGGCCAGCTAATTTAATTATTAGTATGGCCAAAGAGCTGCTCAAGCACGCTGACCGAGAACATTGGTACTCGTCTAGAGCTGGGATAGAAAGCATGTGGTACTCGATGTACCCAGACGGGGGATACATACCAGAGCATATTCACTCTAATGTTGCATTTAGTGGGGTGTTCTATGCAAAGGCTGAACATGATGCTGGTGACTTGGTATTCCATGACCCAGCTTGGCATTTGAAATCAGCAGTGTGGGTAAACGATGCCCCTGCTCAGGCGATAACGAAGCGACAATTTCCGGTCTATACAGGTGTGATGTTTGTTTTTCCTGGTTGGTTGCCGCATTCGACCATGCCAAACAAATCTGGCGAAGATCGAGTGATCATTGGTTTTAATTTGGGCTTTTGAGATGACGCTAAGAGAGTTCATAAAACCAATACATGACAGGGCAGAGCATCATCCGATGGCCCAGAGCATGATAAAGGGAACGATTAGCGTCGAGGCATACGTGGACCTGCTGGCTAATCTTTTGATCGCCTATGGCGACATCGAAAGTAAAGCGAGGCGGGTTGGCTGGATTTATAAACTGGAGGGGATCAGTCGTTTCACGGCGATGTTAGAAGATTTAGTAGAGCTGGTATCGGAGCACAGTATCAAGCCTACCATCTACAACGACTTTATCGCTGAGTACTGCGACCGTGTATGGCAGCAGTCGAGAGAAGGAACGCTGGCTCATGTGTATGTGCATCACATGGGTGACATGTTTGGGGGGCAGATGCTGAAGGGCAAGCTCCCAGGAAAATGCCGCAGGTACGTATTTGAGAACAGGAAAGAGCTGATAGCTGGAATACGAGAAAATTTAGTACATGACGAAGCAAATATGCAGGAAGCAGTGGCTGCTTTTGACTTTGTAATAGGGCTGTATGACAGGGTTACCAGAAAGCACAATATTCACTAGCCTAGAAGGGGCAAAAAAGTGGCTTGTTTCGGAGCTCTCAGCCTACGAAACATACGATGAAGGCCACCGCTATCCATGGGATAATTACCTATGGAGATCTGAGAAGTTTAGAAGGGCGCATCTGGACGTTGTAGATGCGAGGGATACGAAGAGACTGTACATGATGCATCTCACCGTCTTCCCACACACCGACGATGGATCGCCGGTCTTTGGCTTTGACTTGATAGCTGGGCCGAAGAAAGTAACAGGGGCTTTTCATGATTTTAGTCCTATCGACGAGAATCATGAAATGCTCTTGGGGTTCAAGGAGCGGGTAACACCGATGACTTGGTCCAAGAAGCGTGAACTGCCTGAATGGGCAAGAAACATTTTTAGTGAAGACATGGTTAGTGCAGGATTTATAACCGATGTCGAGGAACTTGAGTCAGTAATAGGGTTGGTAAAGAGCAACCTTCAGTACTACTTGAGTAAAGTAGGTGCGAGGGGGGACAAAGATTTTACTGATGCGCAAAACAAGTACTGTTTTTGGCAGAAGCAAAATCCCCACACACCGAAAGTCATGGCTGCGCTTGGGTATCAGGATGAGGAGGTAAATAAGTTTATTCAGGAATGTCTATTTCCTGAAAAGTGAGCGTGATACATGCCAGTTGCAGAAGCACTAGCAGTGGTGGCAGCAGCCAACAGCGCATACAAAACTATTAAGACCGCCGTCGGTAATGGCCGTGACCTTGCCGACGTTGCCGGTGTCCTCGGTAAATTCTGGGATGCTAAAGAAGAGCTCAGTGCTCTCGAACAAGGCACTGCCCACCCCAATATCCTCGCAAAAACTTTCGGTGCGTCGAGCGTAGAAAATCAGGCGCTTCAGATCACCCTTCACAAGAACAAGCTTCAAACCCTCGAAAGTGAGCTCCGTGAGACGTTCATCTACACGGGCAACGGCCACCTTTGGGAAGATATGATGAAGGAGCGACGGAACATCCGTCAGGCTCGATTCCAAGCGGCTAAAGCTAAAGCTGAAAACCGCAAACTTTACACCGATATAGCAATCGTTCTGGTGGCCACTCTTATTGGTGGCTTCTCAATTTCGTTCGCGATTGTTTTGTTCGCTGGCAAATAGGTAGTAGTCCGATGACCGATGAAGAATTGAAAAAAGCCATTGATCAAGCCGCCAAACGAGGCGCAGAAGAAGCTCTCAGAAATATCGGTCTCGCAGACGAAGAAGCGTACCAAGATATGCGCGAACTCCGAATGCTGCTTGATTCATGGAGAGGTACAAAAAAGACAATTGCTAAGACGTTTTTGCAGTTCGCTACCACAGCGGTGCTGTCAGCGATCCTGGCTATTTTATGGATGCAAGAAAAAAGCTTAGGAGGATAAATGGCAGTCTTTAGACTAGAAAATTTTGCGGGTATTGCACCGGCTAAATCAGCGCGACTGTTACAAGGTGGACTCGGCCAGAAAGCCGAGAACATGACCTTCTCTTCTGGGCGCATTACACCTCTTCGGCATGACTCTGAAGTTACAACTTTGTCCAGTGGCCTGATTAAATCGATTCATTATTATCAGCGCGTTGGGCAACCGGATGTGTTGTTCGAGTTCACTGATGAAAATGTACAAGTGCTCGAATCTCCGATAGCTCGGGACACTCATCAACGGGCGTATTGGACAGGCCAAGACTTTCCAAGAATGGGCGCTTACTCGGGCATGGTGTCTGGGAACGGTGGATACCCTAACGTGTCATTTCGTCTGGGGGTTCCTGCCCCAAGCGCAGCGCCTACTGTTGCGTATGACGCGACTTCTGGGACAGCTAGTACTGATGAAGAGATCCAAGACTTCTCATACGTCTACACATTCGTTACTGCCTTTGGGGAAGAAGGCCCACCCAGCGATCCGTCTACTGTCATCACATGGACCAGCCCACAAGTAATTAAAGTGGATCTGCCTGCTACATCTAACCCCTCGACAGGCAACCACAACTTCGGAACTGGCGCTTTAAAACGTATTTACCGAGCTAACGCTGGATCAAATGCCGCGTACTTTCAGCTTGTTGCCCAAGTGCCATTTACCACAACTTCGATAACTGATAATACAGCTTCGTCTGCTCTGGCAGAGGTCTTGCCATCCGAGGGATGGATTGGACCGCCCGACGACGATACTTCGCTGTATCCAGATGGTCCTATGGAAGGCTTAATCCCTGTTGGTAACGGGGTGTTCTGTGGGTTCGCAGGCACGCGCTTGTGTTTCTCGGAGCCTTTCTTACCACACGCGTGGCCGATTCAGTATCGCATCACCATCGAGAACGAGATCATTGGTATATCAGCCACTAACAATGGCGTGATTGTCATGACCAAAGGGTTCCCGTATTTCGTAACAGGTACGGACCCAGCGGCAATGACCGCAATCCAAGTGGATGTTGCGCAGTCTTGCGTCAACAGAAACTCGATAGTGGATATGGGCGAGTATGTCCTCTACGCAGGGCCAGATGGTCTAGTTTCAGTGTCAAATACCACGGGCCAAGTGATCTCACGAGAGTTCATTTCAGCAGATCAGTGGAACGAAGACTTCTACCCGACAACCTTAAAAGCCTTCTTATATGAGGGGCTGTACGTAGCATTCTGGACTGACACTACCACTAGTCCTGACACACACGGCGGTTGGATATTTGACCCCCGACGGCCTGAGACAGCGTTCTCTACGTTCACGATGAACGACGATGTGCATGGTGGGTATCACTACAAGAGCACAGGTGAGCTCTATTACATAGATGATGGCTACCTGAAAAAATTTCAAGGTGACCCGAATGTGCGGGACTATTGGTTAGGCTCTGCTGGAGCGACATACAAGAGCCGCATATTTGTAAGCCAGCCGACCAGCATGGGCGCACTCAAGATCAAGGCCCAAGATTATCCAGTAGAGTTTAAGGTCTGGGCTGATGGCGAGTGTATCGCCGATCAGACCATGGTTTATGACAATATGACACAGCAGTACAGCATATTAGTCTCGACCACCCCGTCAGGAGCAACGGGTAACCTCGGCGCATCTCCAATCGCAAGGCTCCCTGCTAACCACGGTACTGAGTGGGAAGTAGAAGTCTCTTCAGAGCATGAAATAGATGAAGTAGTGCTCGCCTCTACCGTCGCGGAGCTGAATGCATGAGCGGCAGTAAGCGCACGACCAATCCGACTGTTGTCCCAGGACTCCCTAAAGTCCCGTCGGACCTATCGCCGCAAGCCAAGCGTTATTTGGAGATGCTTACTGAGGCGGTGGAGATTAGGCTTGGTCGTCGCGGAGATCCTAGAGACGCAGCAATCACGTTTAGGGATCTCATTGATGCCGGTCTGGCGACTGAAGGGCCGCTCGTGTTTAACAACAATGGTGGTGGCACAACCATTACTCCAGTTGTTAATCCAAACAATTCATCAATACCAACCGCTCCCACTGGCTTTCAAGCTAATGGGGCGTACTCAAAAATTATTCTCCAATGGGATTATCCCTTCGATCAGTTTTATGGGTATTCAATTACCGAAATATGGCGTCACACCGCAGATGTACTAGGTGATGCTCAGTTGGTTGGCACTGCTACAGGAATGATTTTTGTTGATGAGGTAGGAGAAAGCGCATCGTTTTACTACTGGGCTCGGCACGTTAACGACGGTGGCATACAGGGTCCATTCAACAGCAACGCGGGTTCGTTTGCAGAAACAGCCCTCGATGTAGAGTTTATGTTGGAACTTCTGACGGACGCGATAACCGAAGATGAGTTTGCACAATCGCTGAAAGACGAGATCGACTTAATTGAAGTCATAAAAAATCAATTGTACGGAGGCAGTTTCTCAAACCCCTCCGTCGGTTCTGTAATGTATGACGTTAATACACTGCAAAATACTGTCGGCA